CCACCAATCCTGCTTACATTATGAATGCCGGCATCCTAGAAACTAGCGTGGCTGTGGCACTCCAAGGTCGAGTACCAACCAAGGTCAAAGGTCCAGTGCGCAAAGGTGATATGATGGTCAGTGCAGGGGATGGTTATGCAAGAGCCGAAGACGCTCCTGTACTTGGTAGCGTTATAGGTAAAGCACTTGAAAACTTTGACGGAGACCTAGGCGTAATAGAAGTAGTAGTAGGTAGAATTTAAACTTCTAGAACTTTGTATTATTAGTAGGGGCTAGGCCCCTGCTAAATTAAGGCTATTAAATGCAAAAATTATATAGAAAAGATTATCTAGGTGAGTATTTAATTACTGGCTCGGATCGTGTGAGAGGTAAAGCCATCTATGAGCGAGTATGGATGCCCAACACAATTAACAATTACAATACTGGCTATGCGGTTGTATTAGGTAATGGACCAAGTAGACGTGATCTCAATCCCTATACTGAAATGTATTATCAGCATATGGGCGGAATGAACGCTAGTAAAAAATTAACAGTATATGGTTGTAATTCAGTTTTTAAGGAAGCTAAAGTTCACTTTCTAGTAGTCAACAATCCTGAAATCGCAAGACAGACTGTAAATTCTGGATATGCTGACAATAATGTAGTACTAACCGGTCGAGCAAATATTGAACTTTTTCCTAATAAATTTCATTTAGTGCCCTATAATGTTAGAATGAATGCCGGCGCTATAGCTACATATCTAGCAGCATTTGATGGACATAAAACTGTTTATCTAGTAGGAGTAGATCTAGATAATTATCCTCGGGGACAAAATTCAATCTATTACGATACACCAGGTTACCCAAACGGTCATAAACCCATTAATTACAGACGTTGGGTTCAAGAATACAAAGAAATTTTTGAAACTTATAATGATGTAAACTTTGTAAGAGTGTCGCGTGGTGTTAACAGTCCTATTCCCGAAGAATGGGCTAGATTGCCTAACGTAGAACAAATGCCCTACGATAGATGGAAAAAGATAATTGATCTTGGAGCACAGGGAGCAGGCTAATTCTGTTCTTGTTCTCGAATTTTATCTCTGTTTGCTTTTACATTAAAGGTTCGCCAAACTCCTGGGTGCAAAGGTTTAGGATAATCGTCTAATTTAACCCAGCAGTATCCCTTGTGCTCTTGATTTAGTTCAGGAACAAACTCTTCATCTACTTTAATTAAAAAAGTATGATAGGTAAAATTATTTTTTGTATTATGGTAAGTTTCTATTGGTACAAAGATAGCATCACTAATACTGCCGCCAAGCTCCTCGCCAATTTCTCTACGTAATCCGTCAAGCACAGTTTCATTAGCTTCTATTTTTCCACCAACAATACCCCATTTGTTAGCTTGACGCCCATTGTTGCGCAACAAAAACAAATATCTCATAGTTTTTGTGCATAGGATAAGGGAACCACAATTAATACTGGGCTGTTGATCTGATTTTAAATTATTAACTGCCATTGGCCACCTTTGTAGATTCCTTCGTAGGTCTTAGACCAATTGCCATTGAAGAATCTATAATGCATATTGGTGTTAAGATTTACGACATATTCTACACTATCTGCCAGGGTACTGTCAAAACTTACTACCCAGTGTGTGCCTGTATATTGAATAATATCATTTGCGTGAGCAGTTATTCTTGTACCATCCACTCCTAACCAATTATAACTGTAATCATCTACATCGTAGCCTTCAGCATCAACATTGTAGTCATAGGCTAACAAATAACGTGTGCCCTGAACGGGCTCAGGAAGTTCTTTGCTGGGTCTATTTTTCCTAGGATCAATTATAGCGTTTACTGGATTTAAGGTGGTCTGGGGTACACTGTCTATATCAGCAGTCCATAGTAAAACATTGTTATTGTTGGGGTGGTAGGCTACAGTGCCTACTAGTGTATTTTCACTGTCTATTTCATATTTAATTCTAGTACTACCGCTTACTAGATTACCATATAACACTACCAGATCTCGCCAATTGTGACTTTGCCCTATTTTTTCTGGCATTGCAGTAAAGCTAAGTCTATCATCCACGCTTACATTAACAAATTTATTAACAGTAACCACGTTTTCGTCCACACTGACTACTGTTGTTAATACTCCACCTATATTGCTTACCATTCCGGGATTTATATCAAAACCGGAACTTAAGGTAATACTAGTATTACTAGACGTATTTGCGGTTGCCCTTTTCCATATATTAACACCCAGGGGGTCTACCGTGGGACTAGAATATTTTACCAGTTGGATTTCCGCAGTGGGATTAGCGTAATCGGAACTGTTTACTTTAGTTACTAATATACTATAATCTAAAGGTGTATAGTAATTTCTAGTAAACAAATTACTGTCATCCAAGATAGCGTCTGATATTTCACCATTAACGTCATAGATACTTGAAATAATTTTATGTATTACTCCCTGGCGTTTCACAATAGCAGGTGGGCTAATCCAAATTGGAACTTCAAATGTCAAAGTACTAACATCAATATTGTCTCCAGTTCCAACTGGTACCGTTCTGTTAGTAAATCCTGTATCAGTTAACAGTACATAACTAAGGCTACTCCAGTCTATATAATTATCAGTGCTTTGCACCTCAATCGCTGGATTAAAGATACTACATATCTGTTCTAAAAGCTGAAGTTTTTGCTCAGTATTACTAGTCCAAATATCTAATTTTATTGTCAGTGTGTAGGGCACTGGCATCATTCTTTCTACTGTGACTGCGTCCCCCTGTTGCGTAGTGTAGGCGCCGGTCAAAGGATCAATAGCACGTTGTGTTAGGTGTAATTTGCTTACAAAACTAGGATTCTGTACTCGGTTACGATCGTAACGCATAGCAGCAATATAAGCTGACATAGCTGGAACACTGTTTAAATAGTTTTCACTATTATTTTTAAGAATAGCTAATGCCTGTTTAGTGCCGTCACCATAAATTACAGGAACTCTTTTTAAAGACTTTACATTATCTGTATTAAACTCAACATAAAAATTACTTAAAAGCCTTATAAACTGTGTTAAAAAACGTCTTACCTGACCGTCGTAAAAATAACCGCTGTGCATTATCTATCCTTGATTAATTATCTGCTTCGGGTGTTAGGCCCTTGCTCAATGACACCTGTGTGGGATGTTGACGGCCATCATAACCAGTATAGGTGCCTGCTGTAGTTCTAAAATATTCTCTTTGTGTTTTATTTTCGTGACTATTTGGCGTTAGATCTGTTCTACGGAAATCTTCTACTTTGGTCCAGCGACGCCCATCATATCTAAATAATCGGTTAGGCACGTAGTCAGTACGTAAAACGTAATCTCCTATGTTAGCACTAGCAGGAAAACTTGTTCTTGCAGCAACATCCAGGCCATTGGGAGTAGAACTTCCACTTATATAGGCGTCTAGTGCCTTTTGGGGAGTGAGCAAACCAGCATCAGATTGTGTGACCCTACTATCTGTGTGCAGTGTAGTGCTGTCAGTTCTAGTACCTAAAGTGTCACCACTACCCTCATCTATCCGTTTACTTCCAATAAAAAATGGAGTCGTATCATAACCTGAAGCAGGTACGTCAATATCTGCTTGATTTATTATTGCATCATTGATGTTTAGTAACTTGTCGTAGTTACTTAAATAGTTACCCACTGGTGTGGTTTCATCAGTGCCAGTAATCTTGTTAATAATATCCTTGTATTCCTGACTATCCACCAGGGGTGTCATTTTTACACGTACAAGGTGAGGCCACCAGGTTTGGCTAAAGCCCTCGGCTGCAAATATTACCTCTTGAACTACGTAAAATCTTTTTAGGGCCAGTGGTATATCATTGTCTAGGGGATAATAGTCTGTGAGGTGTGGTAGTTCTATAACATCCCCACTAAGTATTTTTCTACCTAGTGCAGCCACAGTGTCATTTAAATGAAAAGTCATTAGCACTGTATCAGCACTTAAAAATAGACCAAATTGTGACAGGTCGTAATCGTGGTCACTTACCTGATAAATTCCTCTTAGGCTATAGATACTGCTATCATATTTTCTATCACGATTTTCTAAGAATAATAAATCCTGGATGTTCTGTTCTGTTTGATTAGTGTACACTGGGCGATCAGCACTACGCCAAAAAATACTAATGGGCTGCGTTGTACTGATAGTTTCTGTTGTATTAATACTTAAATTCACTGTGTTCGCCACAGTGTTTACAGCAGTAATTGTGGTATTCGCTGCTAGCCCTGGGCCCTGTACTACTTGCCCTATAGATAAATTCACCACCGTGTTATGGCTAAAACTTAAACTTGACACATTGGCATTTGCGGTGCTGGTCAGGGTATAACTATTGGCATAGTTGTTGCTACCAAGATATTTGTGTAAATATACTCCAGTACCACCAATTGTAAATATTTCGCTCACACGGCGATCTATAAACTTATAATCGTTACTATGAGCATTTTTCCATAATGATAAGCGTGGCACTTTGTAGAATCCTTGGGTTATTATATATTTACTTATATTTACCCTATTTGAAAGCTTTGACTTTTACGCTGAGTCAGTGTATAATGGATCTAGAAAAATGAATTCCTACGCAGAATATCGGGAAAAATTAGAAAATTTAACCAAATTGGCAAAGTCTATTGCCAATGGTGAAGCTAGCAGTCAGCTGCTGAAAATGTTAAATTCTAGTTATTCTATACTCAACGATATCAATCAGGAATCAGTTACTTGTCGTAGACTGAGGCGAGAAACACCGGATTTTATTAATTTGAAAAACAAGTTGGACCAATATATAAAAGATGTAGAATATTGGTTGACTATTGCTCAACTTACTTACTAGGAGTTATTATGGTTAAAGTTGCCCGAGTTAAAAATGATCTTAGATCAAGCCATCTGGGAGACGAAAAATATACAGGTTCCGAGCCACATTGGGATACTGAACTAGCTTTAGAAATGTCTCAATCTGAGTTTGATGGCCATCTTAGGAAAAGTTTTTTCTATTATAACTACCATTTTACACAAAAAGACCTTAAAAAATATGTTGTAGAATGGATGCAACAAAATAACTATTCTAAGTCTGATCTATCTGCTTTTATTAGGAGTCCTGATCGCAGCATACCTATAACAGCCTGTAGTATTGCTAGAGCTCATAAACGAGGTATGCCATTGCGGAAGCGTGAGATAGATTTTCTTAAAACCAGTATTATAAACGCTATTGAACAAGCTGAGCCTGTTGTTGTAGAGGAAATTAAAACTCCCAATCAGGTAGTAACGATCCAGGATAGGCTTAATGAAAAAACAAGTTTGACTATTGGGGAACTGGAAGGCTACTATGATGACCTGGAATCTATTAAGTTTTATGATTTTCTAACTACGCAGAACGTTGCACAGGCACAATTGGGCAAAATTGAAAAAGTTTATCTAGATAGGCGTGCGGAATTAGAGACTGCTCAGACCAAGAAAGATGCACAGTTAGCAGAAGCCTATGGTCATTTTAAAGCAGCCGACTTTAAAAAACGCTATGCCTGGATAGATGGTTTATTGGAAGCAATAGATCAGTATAGGAATGTTAAACGTGCAACCAAGAAAACAAGAGTTAAACGAGCGCCCAACAAAGAGAAACTTGTTGCCAAATTAAAATATCTTAAAGAAGAAAAAACACTTAAACTAGTAAGCATTGACCCTACTAGTATACTAGGGGCACAGCAACTTTGGGTCTACGATAGCAAGACCCGAAAGCTTATACAGTATATTGCTGACGCAGTAACGGGGCCGTTGGGAGTCAAAGGAACTAGTTTAACTGGTTATGATGCTGCAAAGAGTGTGTGTAAAACACTGCGCAAGCCTGAAGAACAACTAAAGTTGTTTGCTAAAGCTGGTAAGGTAGAACTACGGAAGTTTTTGGCAGGAATTAAGGCTGTGGAAACACAGGCTTCTGGACGTATTAACGAGAATCAAATATTACTTAAAGTTGTATAATAATGGATATTGCAGCAGATTTAAAAAATAAAAGAGTGCTAGTAACCCAGGCCAACGATATGATGGGCCCTGCCATTGTGCAGGTGTTTCAAGAGCTGGGAGCAAGAGTTACTGCGGACATCAATACCCTTGAAGATCCTGACTATCCCCAAACTCTTATTAGCAAAGTAGGAATAGTTGACGTCCTAATAATTGGGGCAGGAATACCTGGAGATAGCAATAAAGCTGAAAATGTAACCGATGAAATTTGGCGTAAAACTTTTGCCTATACGGTTGATCCCTTGCCTAGACTGGTAAAAGCAGTTCTTCCACAAATGTTGTTACGTAAATCAGGAAAAATTATTGTAATAGGAAGTGCCGCAGCTCTAAAAGGTCAAGATAGATCTACAGTATATAGTGCAGCTAGGGGAGCTCAATTATCCTATATACAGGCACTTGGGGTAGAATTAGCCGAGCACAATATACAGGCAAATGCTATAGCACAAAATTTTGTAGAAACTGAAATGTATTATCCTAAAGAAACGATATCTACAGAAGCACTACAACAAACAATAAAACACACTGTACCCCTTGGGCGTATGATGTCACCCTTCGAAAGTGCCCATTTTGTTGCCTACCTAGCTAGCTCATACGCAGACTGTTTTGTGGGGCAAATATTTCCAATATCAGGAGGTTGGGTCACACGCTAGGTCAAAATAAATAAAGTCAAGGACAACCAATATGCCACAAACACTTAATTTATCTACTGCCTATAACAGATCCAATCTGGACAATCAAACTCTTAACCAACAAGACAATCTTAGTGTTTATGCCCTAAGCTTAGACGGCCCCGGGGTCATTAGCCAAGATCAAGCTATAGCAGTTAACGAACAAATCCAGACGCTGAATCAACTAAGAAATGATATCATTGATTATGTTAGATTGAGATTGGGTGATCAAATAGTAGACGTAGAATTGGATAAAGAGCACTACGATATAGCCATTAAACAAGCACTTACTAGATATCGTCAACGTGCTGGCAATGCAGTAGAAGAAAGCTTTGTGTTTCTAGACTTACTGCCTGAAACTCAGGAATATATACTACCTAACTATATAGACACAGTCAAGGCTATCTACAGACGAGGCATAGGAAGTGTGACAGGCACTACAGCTAGCCAATTTGAACCGTTTGCGTCAGGATATCTTAACACCTATATGCTAGTAGCTGGAAGAGTGGGCGGATTAGTTAACTATGAACTGTTTAGTCAGTACCAGGAACTTGCAATGACTATGTTTGGTGGCTATATTAATTTTACCTGGAACAAAGTTACTAAAAAACTATCGCTTGTAAGAAAACTGCCCTCTCAGAGCATAACCTATTTCAGGATCGCAAATGTTAATATAACTGGCACAGCGGTGGGTTCGGATATTACATTTGTTCTTTCTCAAGCACAACCTGTTATAGCTGGGGATACTTTATTTGTTAAAAATTGCCAACTAGAAGGATACAATGCTCAGTATAGAGTAAAAAGCGTAGCTAACAATAATACAGAAATCACAGTGGAAGCCCTGCAAGAGCTAGGATCAAGTCTTACTAGTGGCCAAATAGCCGAGCTAAAAGTACATAGCCCACAGATTGATGGTTTTACGGAAAGTGTAATTTTGCACGTTTACAATACTAAACCCGACAGTATGTTAATAAGTGATCCACAGATCCTACCCTGGATTCAGGATTATACTCTTGCATTCTGTAAAAGTATTCTGGGGCAAGCTCGTAGTAAATTTACTAGTGTAGCAGGTCCTCAAGGAGCAGGGCAATTAAATGGAACTGCACTTCTTGCTGAATCACAGCAAGAAATGGATCGCCTAGACGAAGAACTAAAGCGATATATTGACGGTTCTCAGCCACTTACTTGGGTAGTTGGTTAACATCGTCTAATAGATTGACTAGTGATCCTGTATAGTATATCCTATACAGGATTTTTCTTGGATTGTTATGAATAAAAAAATTATAGGACTAGCTGGCTGGATAGGAGCAGGTAAGGACACCGTTGCGGATTATTTGGCAACACATCATCATTTTAGAAGGGAAAGCTGGGCAGGATCTCTTAAAGATGCTGTGGCTACTATTTTTGGCTGGGATAGGGAAATGCTGGAAGGACTAACTTCTGAACACCGAGCCCAAAGGGAGATCGTAGACGATTGGTGGGCTACGAGACTAAAAATACCAAATCTGACTCCTCGCTGGGTATTACAAAAATGGGGCACTGAAGTTGCAAGAACAGCTTTTCATAATGATATTTGGATAGCCAGTTTAGAAAATAAGCTAAGAAATACCCAGCAAAATATAGTGATTAGCGATTGTCGCTTTCCCAATGAAATTAAAACAATACAAAAACTAGGTGGAGAAGTCTGGTGGGTATCCCGAGGCGAATTGCCTGAATGGTATAA